GGTCAGTTCTTTGTATGGTTGTGGGGCAAGATAAAAGAGTTCTGTTCGTGGTTTGGTACGAAAGTCGCAGAGATATTTAATGCTGTGAAGCAAGTAGTAGCTAACATTGTTCAGGCTATTTTGAATAACCCGATTGTACAGTCTGTCATCAAGGTTGCTCAGAGTATCTTTAACTGTATTGTCACTGTAGGTCAGACTATTTGGGCTTTCATCAAGGGAGTCGTAACTACTATTTGGAACATTATCAAGTTAGTTGGTACGATTGTCGCAGGTGTAGCAAAAGTAATTTGGTCTGCAATCAGTGGTATCGCAGGTGTGATATGGACTTGCATTAAGGGACTCGTGAATTTCATAGTCACTTGTGTACAAGGTATTTGGTCTGTAATTAAGAAAGTAGTCAACCTCGTGTGGACTATAATCAAAACTGCGGCGAATATCATTAAGTCTATTATCAATGTAGTTTATCAGTTCTTCCGTGTTATCTTCCTCGCAATAGTCGCTGTAGTCAAGGTAGTAATCAATGCTATCGTTTCTGCATTTCAGTGGCTGTGGAGTAAGATACAACCTGTGTTACAAGCTATTGGCGACTTCTTCTCGTTCATCTTTAATTGGGTGAAAGACAATGTAGTAATGCCTGTAGTAAATTGGATAACGACAGCCTTTACAGCAGTTCGTGATTGGATTGTAGGTTGCTTACAAGCAATCGGAGACTTCTTCTCTTCTATCTTTACTTGGATAAATGAGAATGTTCTTACTCCTTTCAGAGACTTCATCATTGGAGTGTTTGATTGGATAAACGAGAAAATCACTGCTGTTACTAATTGGTTCTCTGAAGCCTTTACTGCGGCGGCTGACGCAACCACAGGTGTATTCAACGGAGTTAAAGAGTTCTTTGCAGGTGTGTGGGAGTCCATTACTGAAGGTGCAATGTCCTTCTTTAATTGGATTGGTGAAAAGCTGTCGTGGCTTACTGACGCTATCAGTTCTGTCGGTGACTTCTTCTCTAACGGTATAGATGCCGCAGGAGATTGGTTATCAGGTGTTGGAGATAGCATAGCTAACTTTATCGGTCTTGATACAGGTGGTTATGTTAAGACTACAGGTCTTGCTGTTCTTCACCCGAATGAAGTTGTTGTCAATGACGATACTACAAAGAGGTTGCAGAACTTCTTAGGTAAGTATGACAGTGACACTGTTAATGGTGTTTCGAGAGACATCACTCAACCGCAGGCAGTCTTAAATAACATTTATCCTACTGTTATGGAAGCTGTTCCTGTTGCTCCTGTTCCTGCTGAAACGGTTGCAAGCGTGAATAATAATTCTTCGTTTGTTACTAATACACAGAACTTTGTACAGACCTCTCCTGCCCCTCAGATTGTCGAGAAGACAGGAGAAACTAAGAATGACTACAGTGTTACCTTTGCCGCAGGAAGTATCGTTATTCAGCTTGCAAACGCTTCTGATAGTGAGCTTGAAAAAGCGGCAGAGAAGATTATGAAGATTATTGCTCGTAAACAGCAGTTGAGAGCAATGGCAGTAAGAGCGTAAAGGAGGTAAGATGTTGTGAGTTCAAGAGTTGGAGCAAGAACTAAAGGTTATATTAAAAACCTTAACACAGGAGCTATCAAAAGATTTCAGTACAACCCTGAGACCTTTGAGTACTCTCGTGGTGTTACCTATGCTGAAATTGTTGCACCGGGAATGTCTTACCCCAATACGCAATTCGTTCACGGTAACACAAGGTCATTTCCTGTAGAGCTTTTCTTCTTTAACAAGCCCTATACAGGAGTAATCAATAGCTATATGAATTTTATTGGGGGTTTTCTCACCCCCGAGACAAATTCAGCGAATTATAAGAAACCGCCCGAAATGCTCTTCTGTTATGGTACTTTTATCCGAAGATGTGTTCTTGAAGACTTAGTAATCAAAATGGAAGAGTATGACGAGTGGGGAAGACCCACAATGGCTCGTTTCACATTGACATTAAGGCAGGTGGGTGTGTAATGGCAGTATATAAAGGTTCTCGATACATTAAAACACCTATGTACCCGAGAGGGGACTCCTTAGTGTTTGGCATACGAAGCAGAAATCACTTTAACTTAGCTAAAGCTACTTACTATACTGTAGTGCAAGGTGATACCATTGACGGTATTGCCTATAAGCATTACAATAACACTCAGCTTTGGTGGGCTATTATGGACGCAAATCCGCAGTATCAGTCCGAGCTTGAAATAAAAGCGGGTGATATACTCTGTATTCCACCCTTTGAAGAGGTGGTGAGGGTAAGTGAGTGATGTATTAAGTTGTTACTACAATGTTCACATTAACGGCAATCCTATCAGTGTAGACCGAAGGGAATGTATTGAAAGTATTACCCTCGATGAGTTAGATGACGGTTCTAATACTTGTACCTTAGTTGTAAGTGACCCCGAATTTAAGTACATTGAGGACGCAATCTTCATCGAAGAAGCTACTGTATATGTAGAGTTCGGTTGGTGGGGTGAAACACACAGAGACACATTTTTTGGGTATATCTCTGCTGTTGATATATCCTTTCCTGAGAATGGTTATCCTCAGCTTTCTGTGTTCTGTTTGGATAACTCCCACATAATGAACAGAAAGAAGAAAACTCGCTCTTGGGATAATGTCACGAGAGCTGATGTTGTTAAGAAGATTGCGGCAGAGTACGGATTTAAGTGTGTAATACAATCAGGGTACAATTCAACAAAAGAAGACACTATTTCGCAAAGTGGTGTTACTGATATAGAATTTATAGAAAACCTCGCAGGAGAAGAGCGTGATTTATATAAATGTAAGCTTATTGGTGACACAATCTATTATGTGAAGAAGGGTATTCTTGAAGAGCCGAAAGCTACTGTTTCGTACAAAAAGGGAGATTTTGATGTAATCAGCTTTACCCCTAAAATCAATAAGGAAACTCGTCAAGAGTCCATTGATAAAGCTGATATTAACACAGATACTAAGGCTACTGACTCTGCAACTGCAAGTGACTCTACTACGGCACGAGAAGTTCAGGGTGAGCCTGTTCAGACCACTTCCACTCCAAGCAAGGGCTATAAGTATGACCCGAAGAAAGGTCAGTGGATTTCAGTAGCACTAAAATAAAGGAGGAATGAGAAGTGCCAAATGATACCTATGTTGCAGGGCAAAGTAATGCTCGTGCAGTAGAATATAAGTACAACCCCAAAACAGGTGTTTGGGAGCCTGTTGCTTATTCAGGTTCTGATAGTGACACTTCTCTTTCTACCTCCACCCAAAATGGAGGGTCTGTCACTGTAGACTCTTCCTCTAAAGTCAACAGTCAGGCAGAAGCCGACAGTGAGTATATAGAGATAGAATTTAACACCTTAGAAGGTGAGCTTGTTTTAATAGCAAGTAAGAAGACTATAGCCTTAAAAGCGGGTCAGACGATTAAGATAGAGGGTATAGGTAAATACCTCTCAGGTCTGTATTATATCTCTGCTGTTAAGCGAACAATAGATAACAGTCAGGGGTATTCTCATACTTTAACAGTAATTAAAACAGGCTTTGGTTCTACTCTTAAAAGTGTCGTTGTTGACACAAATACCACTTCTTCCTCTGCGGCACAAAGACCTGCGGAAGCTACTCCTGCTCCTTCTACTTCTTTCAAAATGGGAGATAAAGTTATGTTTCTTACTATTGCTCCTAAAAAGTATTGGTATTCTAATGCTTCTGAAGGAGTATGGGTTCCCAAATGGGTTACTCAAAAAGTGCATACCGTTGACGGAGTAAGTAGTGACGGAAAGAGAGTGAGACTAAAAGAAATTTGGTCGTGGACTTATGTGAAATTCTTAAAGAAAGTGTAAGGTGATATTTATGGCGAAAGTACAATACTTTGGGAAGTATAGAGCAAAAGTCCAAAAAGTAGATGACCCCGAAAAGAGAGGTCGTATTCGTGTTTTATGCCCGAAAGTTTTGGGCGAAGCTGTTAGTAATTGGTGCGAGCCTTGCGTACCTGTTGCATATAATTTTGGTGGAGATTTTGCTATCCCCAAAGTCGGAGAGACTGTGTGGGTAGAATTTGAAGCCGGAGATGTCAATAAGCCCATTTATACAGGAGGGTGGTGGTGTAAAGACGGTTCTCCTGATAAGAACTACAATGTCGGCACACGCTATATTGAATGGAATGGGTGTAAGATAAAGATGTGGGGCAAAGATACAAAGACAGGGGCAAAAGCTACTATTGAAATCACAGTAGGTAGCAGTAAGCTAACTATCACTGAGGACAGTATAAAAGCTGTTGCCAATAGAATTGACTTGAATTGAGGTGTTATTATGTCTGCTGTTACCCGTAAGGGAGATAAAAATACAGGACACGGAAACTACCCTGCCGTTGCCTTGAATAAGGGTAGCTCTAATGTGTTCATTAACGGTATTGCTTGTGGGAGAAAGTCAGACACATATCCGTCTCATAATAAAGGAGGGTTAAACCCTAATCCCCATACAAGTCAAATTTCAGGCGGTAGTTCCACTGTGTTTGTAAATGGACTTCCTATAGCAAGAGTTAATGACGCTGTATCGTGTGGAGGAAGTGTAGCACAAGGCAGTCCTAATGTTTATGCAAACTAAGGAGGTATATGTATGGCTGAACAAGGTTATACAGGGATAAGCTTCCCTTTTCGCATAGGTGTGAAAGGTGGTGTTGTCACCTCCACAACAAGCACAAGAGAAGTTCCCCATATTATAGAGAGTATGAAGCAAATTCTGAGGACTTTCCAATATGAGCGTACTATGGAGTATCACATTTACTCTGAAGTAGATACGGACATATTTGAGCCAAATGATATAAGCACGCATACTCTGTTACAGTATCAAATAAAGGACGCTTTGACGAGATTAGAACCGAGAATAGAAGTATTAGATGTAGAGGTGTCTTCCTCTAATAATGCTGTCTATGCTACAGTTCGTTTCAAGGCTCTTCCTTACGATGCTGAATATACAAGTAAACTGAAAGTAGGTGAAGCGAATGTCAATAACTCCAACTCCGAATATTGACTATACGAATAAGGACTATGAAGCCTTTAGAGCCTATATGATTGAGCAGTTAGGTATCAAAATGCCTGAATATACAGATAGAAGTCAGACAGACGCAGGTATTGTTATTCTTGAACTGTTAGCAAAGGGTCTTGATATTCTTAGCTTTCATCAAGATGTGCAAGCCAATGAAGCCTTTTTAATTACAGAGGAACAAAGAGCTAATGCCTTGAAGTGGTGTTATGTACTTGACTACATACCCCGAAGCTCTATCCCCTCTAAAGTTAAACAGGTGTTTGTTCTTGCTTCTGCTCAGCCCTCTTCTACTTACATTCCTGCGGGAACAAGAGTAAAAACTGTTGAAAGTGCTACGGAGTATTCTGTAATGTTTGAAACAGAAGATGACCTCGAAATTCCTGCCGGGAAGTTAGGAGATGAGAGAGATGAGCAGGGAAATTATCTGTATGCTGTTACCGCAGTTCAGGGTCTTACTATTCAAAGTGAGATTGTAGGAAGCAGTAACGGCACTGAAGACCAACGCTTTACTTTAGGTTACACTCCTGTTATCTCGTCAAGTATTGCCGTACTTGTAAACGAGGGAGCAGGATTTGAGCCGTGGGTGAGAGTTGAGTCCTTCCTTGATAGTACCCCGACAGATAAGCACTACAAGGTTGAGATGACTGACAATGATGAAGCTGTTATCATCTTTGGCAATAACATCACAGGCAAGATACCTACTGCTTTCTCTAACGGCATTATTTCTACTTACCGCATAGGCGGTGGTTCACAAGGAAATGTTGGAGCAAATAAAATCACTCAGTTAGATACAAATGTGTCTAAAGTGGACTCTACATTTAACCCTGATGTGCCTTTTGACTTAGGGTATGATAAAGAGACCTTAGCTGAGATAAAGACTAACGCTCCGAACTCCTACAGAACGAAGTGGGCTTGTCTCACTGAGGAAGATTATGCAGATAGAGTTAAGGAACTCTTCCCTCAAATAGCTTTATCAAGCTCACAGAAAAGCGAAGCTTTGGTAGACACTGTTAATGTGTATATCCTGCTTCAAAATAATGCGGAGCTTTCTGACAGTCTTAGGGAAGAGATTATGCAGATGTATGAAGACAGAGAGTTAGTGGGAACTCAGGTCAATCTTATACCTGCAAATAGCTCAACATTTGTTCCTTTGGATTTAAGTATGTCTATCATAGTGAAAGACCGTTATACCCAAGGGAGCATTAGAGATGAAATTACGGCAATGTTCACAAGTTATTTTGAAATTGGTGACTATGACTTCGGTAAAGAGTGTTCTATCACAGACCTCGAAACAATGGTGAAAGAAAACTGTGACGGAGTTAAATCAATACGAATGTCAATTACGAGTAGTATTTCTCAGGAAGGAGATATGATAATCAGCCCTGCTGTTAGTCAAATACTTACTCTCGGCAATCTTAATTTTGAAATGACAGGTGGCATAGCAGACTAATAAGGAGGTAGTCTTCAATGATTGATAAACGCAGTTATGTCGGCTATCTTTATAACAAGCTTCCTGCCGTTTATAGAGAAGAAGACTCAAAGTTAGGAAGCCCTTTGTACAGATACCTTGAATGTCTCTGTGCAGGAGGTTTTGAGCAAGTCATTGAGGACAGCAATAACTTTCTAACTTTGATAGACCCTGAGAAATGCCCTGCGGAGTTCTTTCCGTATCTTTATGAAAGCTTCGGTCTTGCTTACTATCAGGATATTCCTGTTGAGTATCACCGCAAGTTTTTAAGCAATCTCGGGGCTTTGATGAAGAGAAGAGGTACTAAAACCGCCATTAGATACCTCGTATCGACTTTAACAGGTTTTGAAGTTGATTTATCTTACGAAAGGCGGTATAATGAAGAGGGAGGGTGTATAGGTAGATTTCTTAATGTAGCATTTCTTGTAAACTCTATTGAGGAAGCTATCTCTGTTACCCCGAGTGCTAAGGTTATTGAGCAGTTTATTCAGTCTCAGTTACCCTTTTACATCACTCCTTCAGTTTCGGCTCTTATTAGTACTTCTGTACTTAGTGCCAATGACTATAAGGGTTGCGTTGTAAGCTCTCAGATGACCACTCAGGTCTATCCCTTTGAAAGAGAAAAAGAATACTCTTTCTCAGCAGTATCAAATGTCGGTGTATGTGTTTGTATGGCTCAACATCAAATACTTACTCCAAATATAATTTAAGGAGGTAATCTCAAAATGGCAGTTTGGTCTTCAAACAACATTATGTTGACTCAGAAAGGTCAAGAGCTTTTATC